GCCGTAGGCAACTGCGTCTGTCTCTTCGATCTGAACACCAAAGCGAACGAATACTGTGTACTCTACTGTGTCCTTCTTTGGCTTGAACTCGCGGTGGACTGTAACATCTCTCTGGAATCCCCAGATACGATTCTCTGGGAATGTGAGTGAGACATAATCGTCTGGTAGGTATGGAACCTCTACCATTGGTAGTCCGAGAACGCGGTACTGTAGTGGAGCACCAACAACCTGTGGTACAGTTCCATCAACAATTCTCTCAACGATGCGCTCGCTGTTGTAATTACCAGTCTGAGCAAGGTTGTTGAGAAGTGAAGATGTTGTTGGTGAACCAGCGTAGAACTTCATGGCTGAACGTGAACCACGGTACTTTCTTGGCATTGCAAGAATAATATCCTGTAGATCCTGTACTGTCCATGTGCTACCACTTGAGGTTACAGCAGCGGCTTGATTGCCACCAGCTGTCTCCTTTGCGTGGAAGCCCTCCATGATGCTAAGGAACGCATTTGTTCCAGAGCCTGTTCCGTTGATAGCTAGATCCTCTAGATCGTTAGCGAATGCACGGGTCATTGTGCGAACCAAGTGGTCCTCTAGACCTGCACCTTCGATGTTGTCCTCTAGAGCTTCAGTTGAAACCTCCCAATCCAAACGGATCTTCTTGGTGGTAACCTCAACCTTAGTAAAAGCAACATCGGCATTTGTGTAAGTTGCATCAGCCTGTGATGCTGCACGAATTACACGCTCGCCAACGTTTAGCTTCTCTAGCTCTGCTGTATTGGAACGCATTGTTACTCTGCGACCATCTTGTGCTAGTACCTGCTGCTCCCAAATGTATTCGATGAACTGGCGAGACTGCTCAGGATTGAGAATACCGCCATCATCGGTTGTGCTGCCAACAACACCGAGGTCACCAGCGGCTGGGTTTGTTACGCCCCCAATACCACCAGAAACTACTGAGCCTGTTGCAGCTGCCTTCTCTAGGATTTCGTCTGACATTTTTTATTTCACCTCCTATTTATTTACCGATATAAGTCAGCGGCTTTGAGGAAACGACCGCCCCACATCGACTTTTCAGTTGTATTTTCTTCCTGCACGATCCCGCCAAGATCGCCAGACTTGCGAACGGCTGTGTCAGCTTCTACAGCATCAACACGCCCTTCAAACTCTGTTACATTGCCTTTTACAGTTGTTACTTCCTCTTGTACGCCGTCTAGAGATTTCTTCATCTCTGCGACCTGCTCTGCAATGCCCTTAACTACTGCAGCTAGATCTCCTAGTGAATCTGCAACAGAATCCTTGATCTCGCTAACAGCCTTTGCCAAGTCATCTGTGCTGCCTTCTTCATTAGGAGTTGTGGACTTTTCGACTACCTCTTCAGTTGTGGCCTCTTCTGTCTCTTCTGCCTTTTCTACTGTCTCTTCGGCAGAGTCCTCAACAGCGTCCTCTGACTTATCTACAGCCTCAACATCTTCTGCTGCATCCTCTGCTTTTTCTACAACTTCTTCTGTTGTCTCTTCAGCAGGCTCTTCAACAGTCTCTGCTTCTACTGCAGCGTCCTCTGACTTCTCAATTGGAGTAGCCTCTTCTGAAGACTTTTTATTTAGAATTCCCACGTTACTTCCCTCCTTTTCAATATTTTCGTCAGCAATTGACTTGGCTATGTCTTCGTCAATCGCCTTATTTTTATCAGATTTTCCATCTGAAACCTTTTCAAATGATGTAATCAAAGATTTTACGACCTCTGCTTTATTTACATCATTGCTCTCTACAAAACCAATGTTAGTCATGTGCTTACTGCAATCTGGACAACTATAATCTGACTTATCACTTAAGATAACATTGTCACTAGTTGGACACCAGTATACATTTTCAAGATAATTCTTTTCTACCTTCTCTTCTGTAGCATTAAGTTTTTGTACAGAGACAATGTTAGAGTCTGGATTTGCTGGATTATCAACAAGTGAAAGCTCGTAAAGATCGTAGTCCTTGATTACCCGAACTGGCTTATCAAGTTGCTTGTTGTACATTTCTTCTGAGTCATTAATGCTTCCACCAATTGAGAATCCAGTAAGGATGCCTTCGTTAATTTTATGCCAGGTATCTTCTGCTCCCTTAGATACATAAACGTCTACATAAATACCATTATAAAATTCGTCGTTATTTTTATCAAAATATTTGTCTTGCTTAAATGAAACAACCTTGCCTACTGCAAGTGGAGTATGTTGTTCACGAACATTTCCGCGAAACTCATCAAAAGCCTTTGCCGAGGCATCAGAATTTACAATGTCGCCTTGTTTATCAATGCTGTCTGTTGTAGCCCAGCCTGAAACAATTCTTCTGTCTTTGTCTACCTTACTAATAGGCATACGGACGGAAATATTGTTGCCGTCTGTGCTCCAATAAGCTTTTTCAAAATTAGCCATATCAAACCCATTATATACTATGTTTATAGTATTTTATCACAATTTTATAAAATTATGCAGTTACTCTGCCTTCTCCACCTGGATTTCTTCCAGTTTCTGTTGCGGGGGAGTCGGTAGCATTATTTTGACGCTCTGTATCTCTTTGTCTATCTCCAGTAATTTGTGCTCTTGACTCTGCTCTTTGTTGTGCTGTTAGTTCAACTGGTGACTGACCACCATCTCGTACAGGCATACCCATTCTTTGTCTTACTTCATTTGGAACAATAACCTGAGTCTTGAGATATCTTTCGTCAATCTGGCTTTGTGTATTTTCATCTGTCAATGTGAATTCATTTAGCCTAAAGTTAAACATGTCTGTTTTTTCTTTTACTATTTTATTAATTACCTTTTCAAGTGTTCTTTGTGCTGGTCGTGCAACTTGTTCTTTGAATGTGCGATCTGACGCTAGTGCAGCAGCAATAGACATTCCCTGCCCACCGCCAACTTTAGAAATTGGTGTTTGATGTGCCATAAGAATGTCTTCACGATTGGACTTACGATATTTTTCGAACGAGCCTTCTTGTACCCCGTTTTCAATTGGCTCCATGTTGAACTCTACTTTATTGTCTCCCGTATCTCCAGGAAGTGGAATGTAAAGTGTTCTATGGCTTTGCCCTTTAAGTCCAGACTGAAGGAATCTGAATAGCTTATCTTCTGCATCTGTACTTAGCTTTGCACCCTTAAGAGTAACTATGTATCGCGGTACTGCCTTATTTTCAAAGTAGTCAATATTATAACGACCAGCAAGTGTGTCACCTACTAGTGATGTAGAGGCAGCCAAGATATCTGGCACTCCATAATAACTATTACGAGGAGTATATTTCTTAATATGAATTAGCTCGTTTGGTCGTGGATCTGTTGTTACATTATTTGGTGTTTTTACATCTTGAAAATTTCTAAAGAATACTGTTCTTTGATTAACTACCTGAATGTATCCGTCACGCTCTCTTCTAACGCGAATAGTTGTTGCAGGAATATGACCTATATATCCAATTTCTCCAGAAGTTGTTCTTCCTACCTCAATATATCCATTACCAGTTGCCTCATAATCAGTAAAGGTTTTTTCAAGAACATGAGTAAGAGTATCTTCATCATTAAGATCTTCAAGCCATTCCATAACCATGGCTTTTGCTCTATCAGCCTTTCTTTGTGCACGCATTCTTTGATCATCATTGCCAGCATCTTCAATTCTATCCATAAGATTAGGAGTTGCCTCTAGATGATATCCAAGTCCAACGATGTTTGATACCTTGGCATTTACTGCTGCGTGATTCGCAAAGTTTGTTTCATAAAAATTAGCAAGTTCATCAAGATTGTATGTTGGAACAATAACATCAAACAGTCCATATGCAGTTGTAATATCCATATCTGGAATTAGCTGCTTTGACTTTGCCCCGTCTTGTCCTGTCCAAACTTTATTTAGTCTAGAAACACGACGCTTAAAGTTAGGGTGAAGGCCGCTATAGGACTTAACTGTTTCTATATCAGCATTAAACGGATCAAACTTTGTTATCTTATTTGACTGAGGATTGTCAATTCTTGCTCTACCCTCGTAATCATCATTCTCCATGTGCCTTTATTCCCTTTTCTGCATCATACCAAGCACCTAAGTCTGTTTCGCTAGGAATGAATCCTTCTCTCATTCTATCGACTTGCTCAGAATACTCTTCTTCTGTAATTCTTCTTTGTCCTGCTCTAAATACTGCTTCGCCCTCAGAAAATCCGTAATGAGCAGCAGCCTTAGTTATTTTTGAAATAGCAGTAATATCACCACGACGGGCTGGAATATTCATGATATTACCATTTCCATCGTCCACTATTTTTCCTTCTGGTGTTCTCCAGACATATATACCGTCGTCACCCTGCTTGTCAATGACAGTTATTCGGGGTTGAGGCATATTCATGACACTAATTGTACCATATTAAACGGGTTTTCCGCTAAATGTTGTCCACTTAATGTCACTATATACACTTACTTCTTCAAAATTTACAGATAAAGTGGAGGAGTCCTGAGCAACTATGTTTGATAATCCTAAATGAGATTCAAAAACATCGTCAACTTTTCTTAAAATTGATCTTTCAAATACCGTTATATTATTAAATAAGGTTCCAGGGTAGATTTCTAATTGACCTCTAATTGCATCAAGTGTTACTGGATTTTCAAAACGTATTGTGATAAGCGACCAAGTTAGTGGCTCTATATAAACATCTTGCTTAATACCATTTTGATACATTACGAGTTCTTCTGTTAACGTATCGGAAAGTAGTCCGTAAAGATACGGAACAAGTTTTGCTCTTTTGCCACCTGTTTCTGGTTCTATGTAAAGGTCGTACCTAGTATCTTGATAGGAAATGGAAAGCATTCTTTCTCTTGAGCTAAACTGCTTTGCCTTATTATAGAATGACCACATATGAATTCCGTGCATAGAATAGTCTGATTTTCTGTCTTGATTGAGTGGTATTGATATTCCTCTTCTAAATGATTCTGATGCGGTATCTTCTAGTGTTGGATAAGGAATAGTTTGTATTCCAGAGTCTCCTGTCAAATAAAGATACGGTGTTGAATCTTTATAAATTAAATATGGATTTTTTGCCTTATTTATATAAGATATTCCTTCTCTACTAAATGGATATAGATTGTTTCCCGTAGAAGTTGTTATTGGATATAGTGATGCTTCATCATATGCTAGGGAAGCAATAGACATTCTTTGTATTGTTACAGGAGATGTATTTATTCCTGGGGACTTTAATTCCATATGAATAGTTATGTGTGCATTGTTAAAATCAATGATATTTTTAGGAGCAAAAATTATAGTATCGTTTACCACATTAAATTTTGTAATATCAATATTTGATGAAATATTTTCAAAATCAACATACCTATTAGAATCTAGATTCTTAGTTACTGTGTAATTTGAATATGACACCTTGCCTACGTCTTCATAGTTTTGTAGCGTTACATAAGTTTTTAAATTTTCTTGAGAGTCGAAAGAGTCTTGTGCAATTATTGATGTTGGATAATCAATATTGAATTGTAAAAAGTCTAGATCGTAGCTCTCTCTTTGACCATTTGAGTTTAATACATATGTTCCTAGAGCAGAAAGAGGAATAGAATCTTCCCAGTAACCAGAACATGCAACGTCCATAATTAAGGAGTTGTTTGCCTTTTTAAACAACATGGTATAGTTTCCAACATAATCAAATGGTTCATCGCTTAAAGATAGCTGAATAGAGTCATCATAATATCCTACACCCTGGCTATCAAAATATGTGGAAAGATCTTTTCTGGTAAAGAATTTATTATTAAAAGTCATTCTATAGATTTTTCCTGGAAACTGATCTTCTTCATTTCCACCGACATTTAATCTAATGTTTTGTGGAACAGAGAAAAACTTTTTAATTATTGCAGCATACGATGTTGATAGTGTGTCAATTTTTATTCCAGCAATGAAATGCGTATCTGCTGCCCCTGGGGTAAAGTCAAAACTTTTGATTGTTGTTGTGTTATAAATATACTTTATTTTGCTGTCTGAGTCATCAAATATAATTTTGAAGATATCTCCCGTAGCATTGTTTTTAAAGTGCATAATTGTTGCTTCAGTTCCAGAATCAATTTCTGTAAGTTCTGATGTGTTTAAAGAAAACAATCCAAACAAGGAATTGATGGGGTCTGAAAGAATATTTAATGAATCAAATACTATTGCTCCATAGACATTGTTGTATGTACTAATTGGCTTTAGTTTAATATAAAAGTCATCTTCCCTATCTTCTTGGAAAGTAAAGTTATCAAATAATGGTTCAATTTCTCTTGCAGAAGATAGCTGTCGCCAAACACTTGAAAGCCATTGATACCATGTTCTACTTCTAATTCCCTGCCAACTTCTTCTTTGCCTATCAACATTAAATGCTGTTAAATCCTGACCAAAGTATCTAATCTCTGGCAAATCATATGTAGGAAGAGTAATAAACTTTGAATCAGCATTTATATTCGAATAAAATCCAGCAAACCACTTTGTCATGTCTGGGTATATAAGATTATGAGAATATTTGGCAAATGAAAAATCAATAGGAACGGATGTAGAACCAAACTTTCTTGTTACTTCATTTGCAGGGCCAACGCCTTGACCATATACGAACTTCTTTTTAGCAAGTTGTTCTTGAACAACATATGGATATATTGCCAAGCAGTCTATTTCAAATTTTTTAATTTCTGATGTACTATAAAATCCTACCCAGTCATTACTGAGGGCACCAGATTCTGGAAAATCAACATCTCTAGATATAAGATTTTGCTCAATAACTAAGTCTCCATTTATAAGAACGCTCATGTATATTTCTGTGTATCTAATATCAATAAGCATTGGCCTGTACCATTTTCCTACATAGTAAGATTTTTCGTATGGACCAATTCTTAAAATAATAAATTCTTTATCAACATACAAACCATCGTTACTTGCTACTGGACCAAATATTTTTGTTTTCGATGTTACCTCTGGATATATTTTTAACCAGAACTCTGCTGTCATTTCTTTATATTTACCATCATTGTGCAAAAATCCACGGCCTGGAAATACTATTGAAGGCATGTTATATGATGACGAATATATTTCTGTAATGTCTCCAGAGCCAAAGACCATTGGAAGCTTGGTATTCTTTGCAAGCATCTTATTGTCTTCTATAAAATAATATCCACGATATTCGTCAGACAATCCATATGCATCAGATATAGTTGTATCAAATAGTGATGGTGATGCAGAAAGAGTACCGCCTATTGCAAAGTTAAGATCTGCCGATGCCGTTATTGATGTAAAGGGTATAGGGACAGTTCCCTGTGTTTCATGATTAAATTGTTCTGACCATTGTCCTACAGAAAATTGGTAAAGAGAATATGTTTTTTCTGATCCCGTGTGAACAACATTAAGATAGGGAGTCATTGTTCCTGACGATGGTAGATCCATAGTATGATAAATTCTTGTCCAGGCATTTTTTGTTAGATTCTCATAAGTCTTTGTGTAAGTATTTCCACCGTATTGAAAACCTATTTGCAATTCGGATATATCGGTATCATATGTATAAATAAATGCATTTATGCATACCGTTGGAATGTCTGTATCTATATCATCAGGAGCTATAAAGGTCTGTGTTGTAATAGTTGTTGCAGAAGCAGAACCAGCAAAGCTATCAATCTCCAAGAATACATCAGCAATGCCTACTGTTTCCTGTGGCTTTTCTGTAGGTGGGTTTGCAACGCTAGCAGAA